CTCGTTGATTCAATATTGGAACTCCACCTTGTCGAGATTGTTGTTTTAATGTTTTAACAAACTCATTCATGTTCATTGATATATTCATATTTTTATTTCTATTTACTGAGTTGCAGTCGTTACTTTTTTAACTGTTAAGTTAAGTGTAACACTTCCACCTGTTTCATTTGCAATAATAGTAACTGTTGCCGTTTTATCTTCCCTCATTTGAGCTTTTGCAACAACACGGAATTCAAATCCTGCTACTGCTACACTTTGTGCATCTTCATTGTCTCCAATAAATCTAGGGGCAGTTGGAAGAACTGAGTTTTGTAACGCTCTAGTTACTTGTATATCAGCTACAGTTGAATCAGATAATATTGCTGTATATCCCAATGTAGCATTTCCTCCTTGGAAATTGCTTGTGTTTGGAGAAATAATAGAACTATTTCCTGGCGCAGCTAAAGTTATCGATGTATTACCAACATTAATAACCGGTATATTAGTTGTTTGTTTTGGTAACGTGATTAATTTATATTTTAATGCCTGAGTTTCGTCTGGCACTGCTTCTGTTATAGGCATATTTTCTATAATAGTGCCATAATAAGAAGTTCCGAGTGGATGATCTGAATTCCATAATGAATAATCAATTTCATCATCTCCCACTGCAAATTGAGTAATGCTAAATGCATTTCCACCTTTAGCTAAAAGTTCACGTCCTTTTAATGTTAATATTGCGTCGACGGTTACGCTTGAATTATCTAAGTATCCCATAATGTTTTAACCTTATTTTATATAAATATACATGTTTTTGATTTTGATGTTAAATTAGTTTAAAACTTCCTTTTACATCTTTTGGTTGATAAATTAATTGATTTGGATTAGCAGATCTCCATTCTACAACCGGGCCTCCATCTATTGTTTGCGTTGAGTTTATATTAAATGCAGGTCCAGTTAATTTTGAGCCAGCATATCGGTGATTATCAATTCCTGTTGGCAAATAATCTTGTACATCAACTTGGCTGCCTGTCCATCTATTAATAATCGACGATCCTGTAACATATGTAGTATTAAATGCTAACAATTTAATGTTTGAATATACTCCGTTTATATAAACAGGCATAACAGCTTCACTCATCCAATATGGTGTAGACGCTGTTATGTAAGTACTAGCTGATCGTATTAAGTACTTGTTTATATACGTTGTGCCGGCATATTTTTTATAAATAGATGATGTTAAATATCCAATTAATTGATCGTCATCCTCTGCAGAAATTTCCAAGATTTTTCCGGATATATCACCTAAATATGTTATATACGCACCAGAAGCGGTTGGCGCAACATTATCAATCGTACATGTATATGAATTATCAAATCGTTGTATTTTTGGAAGAATTGTATCTTTACTACGTTCTAAAATATTTGGTTGAATTAATATACCCGTCAATTTATTGGCTCGAGCTGGGAGTAATTGTTCTAATTGTTTAAAAAACGATAAATCAAACAATGAAAACATGTTAATATATGCATTGATATCATTTTTATTAGAATATTTTTTCCAATAAGACTGAGCTGCTTGTATTAATCTAGGATATGAATTAGAATCAACACTACCAGGATCGCCAATATATTGGTCTAATTCTGTAAATCCTAATTGTGCAATTATATCTTCATCAATCATTGTTTGTGGAGAAAAATATACTCCTAATTTTTTACTATCTAATGGAGCTTTATCAAATTGACTGCGTTCAGCTCTAGTTTTTACATCTAACGTTCCAACTAATTCATTATCTTGTAATCGTATTTTATTGTCATCAAAAGTACCAGCACCTAAAGACGGAGCGTCATAATAATATATTTCTTCAATTGAATCATATGGAATAGAAGACCAACCAGTAAATGATGCTGATATTGCAGATACGTTAGGTTGGTAACTACTTAAACTAGATGTTAATGTATGATTAATTTTTTGTGTTAATGGTAATCTAAATACTAATTCATTATATGAATCAACATTTCCATTGTATGCTGCTGGTGCTTTTACGTGATTATTAAATGTAGACTCTAATAAACTAGATGACCAAAATCTTAATTCTTGTAATTGACCAAGAAATCTGCTAGCACCTGCAGATGTACTTCCTAATGTTAATGATGCAGAAACAGCAAATGATGCTGTAGCTGATGCTGACACGGCTGCTACAATTTTACCATATTTTGATTTTTTAGTTATCAAATCTAAATTAGTACCATTTGTTTTTAACATCGTAGTTAACCAGCCTCCATCAAATAATTCAATATTTGCAGAACCAGTACCATTAATTTTCATAGTACCTTTAGTACCACTAGTATAATCTAACGTAACGGTATTTGAACCTATAGTAAATAAATTCATTGTACTAGGCATTGTTGGATATTTAACAACATCAGCCGTACGGAATCTTAATTCTACAGTATTAATTGACTGCGAATAATCTACTTTCACCGTTCCAGAACTACTACCACTTAAATCTAATGCATAATCAAAATTTAATTTTTCGTATACAGGTGCTCTGTCTATTCTAGGTCCGCCATATTCATTAATACTAATAAATGATTGTGGTATTCCATAACATGATAATAATGCTTGTACACTTCGCTTCGTGCCTTTTGATTTTAAAAGTAATGGCAAATTATTTACGATTCTACGCCAAACAGCATACGTCATTTCGCGTCCTGGTACTGATGGATCTCCTACTGTATTTGATCCAGTTAATGATGTGCCGGTTTTTGACGTGCCTAGTACATATTGCCATAAATCTTGACCTTGCTGTCCGTCAGTTAATGACCATCCAAATTGTTTAGCTACTGAATATAATAATTCATTTGGCATCCCTAATTTAGGATTTTCTTCTCGTTTATTTATACGAGACATATTATGTATATACGTATAAATTATATCATAATGTTGTCCTAACATGTTCGTAAATGTGACTAAATCTATAGAAGTAGAAGTTACGCGTAAATGTTCAGGTATATTATATTGTAATGATTGTATATTTAATGTATCATATAAAGAAGCTGTTGCATATAATGAGTCATACCAATTTTTAAAACTATTGCTAGATAGCGAGGCTAATGTATATGGTTGATATAAATTGGTTTTAGGCACCGGTGTAATATAACTGCCAGTTAAACTACCAACATTAAATGTTTCACTCGAGTTTGAATATGTAGTTAAATTAGAGCTTGATTCATAATATAAATATTTTTCAAATTCGTCAAATCCACTAATTAAATTTGTTTTTAGATTTAAAAAATCTTGCATATTTGTTGTTACAACACTGCCTGACAGCTGTGATATAGCCGCACTTTGTGATGTATAGTATTCATATAGTTCTAATTTATATTTAAAATTTGCTAATCGTTCTGTTGCAGAACTATAAAATATAAAATTATTAAAGTCCCTATAATCAATATTTAAGTTTATTCCTGACAGACTGCCTGAAAAATATGTGTCAACAATTTGTTGCGAAGTTTGAGTTGTTGACCCTAATAAATCCGTCCAATCTTTAAACCCAGTTTCATTTGAAGTATTCCAAACTGCGGATGCTTGCCAATTTGGATTAGCTAATGATTTATATTGTGTCTGAATTATATTTGGCAATATTGAGATACGATCAATATATGTCGGCTTTTGTTCTTCTACAACCCAACACTTAAAATCTACTGCTATATTTTGTGGTAATGGCTCATTTAATTTTACATACAAATATTCGCCAATAACAACACTATTAACAAATAATATACATTGATTATTACTAAAATTTAATAGATATGGTGTATAATAATTTGAAAATAGAGTTGATGTATGATTTACATTGTTTATATAACTAGTAATTTGATCTAGAAATTCCGGATTTTCGTCATCAATTGCTCGTAATCTAATTTCCGTACGATCTGGGGAAATTTCATCAATTCGCAAATGTTGTTGCTCATAACTACCAATTAAATTTTTGAAAAAATTAATAGCAACTCGGAACGTTCCTGCGTTTAAGTTTAGTTTCTTAAATTCAGAATATATATCAATTCCAATAGCATTATTGACATGTATTGTTTCATTAGTAACAACATCTTTGAACTCCGGAAGTTTAGTTTGTGATTGTAGTTTATGATTTCCAGTAATCCAGCTATCAGATGTATATACATGCATTTCAATTCTAGATGCATCAGTATTAATATCTAAATTTAAAAATATTTCTTCTTCAAAAAATTTTCTTTTTGTTTGATCAAATCGTTCAGCTGATACTGAATTTATTGCAGAAGTAATTTGTGTAATATTTTTATATTGCGACAACATCAATAATCTCCTGATTCCATTTATCTACATTTTTTGATGCATCTGTAATTACCCAATATGATGTTACTGCGTTAATTGTATGATAGTTAGTTCCTGTATTAAGTGATCCATCTCCGCGATATAAACCGTTATCATTAGCAAACGCACCAATTGAAAACGTGTCACCTATTTCAAAATCTTGATTTAATATAACGTCATCAGTATTCAATCTTTTTACTTGATATTGGGTCATATCCCACCAATTGTAACCAGGTGTAGTTTGATCGTAAAACGTTATAAACGATTTGTTAGTTCCTTCATTAACACTTGATTTTATTATTGAAAAGTAAACTCCAGATACACTAGGACTATCCGAATCATATCGATGATCTAATACAATTCGGAATCGTAGATCTTTTCCGGAATTTTTGATTTCTTTAGTTATATAATATTGATTTGTACGTTTTTGTGGAAATCCATCGTCAATGTCATTCATCAATATTTCGTTATATTTTTGGTCGGCCCCAGCGCCATTAACCGCTAATTCAATTCGCGTATCTTCACTTGGTTTATATCTAGCATATATCGGATCAGAATCTAAATTTAAATCTAGATCTTCTACTTCGTCAATAATTGTAAGATTTGTTGCCGGAAATTTAAAATATTTAAATTGTGTATCAATAACTTTAAGTATTGATTTTAAAGTTATTTTTTTTATTGTTGCTTCAATAATTAATAGTGGATTATTAATTGAATCTTCATGCAACATAACG